ACAGTCTTATCGCTTCCAAAACGTGCTACATCACAACTTATGTATTTTTGGCCTTCAACACCTTTTTGGCTAAACATATTTAGTATAGCATCATATTCAATCAAATTATCTTTTGTTGCATCATATTCCCAATTACCAAATAATAATCTTTGCTTTGATAATTCATCTAAAGTTTCTAATTGTTTTTTGTAATATTTGCTTATATATTCATTATCATCTACTAAACTTTGTATAAATCTTCTATGTTTCTTTATAGTACCATCTTTTGCAGGTTTATAATATTGCGTATAAACCCAATTTTTAGCAGGATTGCAAGTCATAAGTAACTTAGGTATAATATTGTACTTATCTAACTTATACCTTAACCTACTTGCAACAATATTCTTTGCCTTTTCTGTAATTTGGTTTGCCTCATCTATGAACGCACCTGTTATCTCTAACGAACCTAAGCTATCAAAGTTTCTGTCTGATGGATATAAGAACAAATCTTTTAGTATAATCTCCGAGTTGTTATAAAACTTTATGATGTTTGTACTTGCATTAAAGTTATAATGTTTGTCTGCTACAATATTCCAATGTTGGCACACTTCAAAGAATGTATTTAACGTAGTTTTTTTAAGTGCATCTAACTTACTACGCCCCATAAGGTATCTTGTACCTGCATATTTAAGACATACAATAATTATCCATGCACAACCAACCCATGACTTACCACCACCTGCTGCACCACCAAATAGTATCTCTGTTGTTTGTTTGTCAAATAAGTATTCTATTGCCTGTTCCTGCGTATAAGTAAATTTAGCATCAATAGTCAATACCTTTTATGTTTACATTTATTTTTATTGGTTCATTATCGCTTGTAATATCTAAATGCGTTTTTTCGTTCCAACCTAACCTTGTTTTAGCGGCATGTATAACCACACTAGGTACTTTATCTTTAACACATTCATAATATTTTGACTTTATAAAATCGTTTTCTATATTTTGTATCTCCTTTACTTGCTCTGCAAACTCTTTATCCTCTTTCATCCATTTATAAAAGTTCGTTCTACTTAACTCTGTTTGCTTTAATGCAGTTGTAATAACGCCTAAGCTATTTTCCAAGGCTTTTAGTAAACGTTCTTTATTTATGCGTGTTCTATTTTGTTCCATTTCTACAATATTTATCCATGTTTATATTATATGTATATCCAAGTTCATTAAGTATTCTTTTTATCTTGGTCATTGGAAACGATTGACTAGCATATCCTAATCTAAATATGTAATTCTTAAACTCTGTTAAGTCAATTACACTATGTTTAGCTACATATTCTTGTATTTTAACTTTCGTAGTTTGTTTTTTTATTTTGTTAAATACATCACCATAATCATCTTCTTGTCTTAAACTCATAAATAACTTATCTATTTTTGTTGCATGTGTTTCCAATAACAGCTTATTACTTTCTTTGTATTTGTACTCTCTTATGTTATCTTGTAGTAATTTTGCTATAATTTCATACTGTTCTTCTTCATTATTAAATAGATATGGATAGTTTTTATCTACTAACTCTGGAAAAGTAACTTTATTTGGTGCAATAACAAGTTGGTCATTCATTATACTCTCTGCTACACTTATGCAAAATGTTTCGTGCCTACTATTTATTACGTTAGCATGGCATTTAGATAATTCTTTTAGATAGTCGCTATGTAAACTAAATGACTTTATTTCTACATATGGCTTATTTTCTATGGCTCCTAAGTTGCCTTTATCTCCTGCTGTAACTATGACTTTAAATGTATATTTTTCATATAGTCGGTCAAACATCTCAAATGTGTTCTTCCAATTTTTGTATCCATCTAACCTATGATTATAGATAAAGGTGTACATATGATATTTTTCATCTGTTTCTATCCTGTTGCAATAACCACCTATTTCCACTTTACAAGTGTCTTTTAATAATTGTAATTGTTTTTTATTAAGTATATCCTCTGCTTCTTCCATTAGCATATTGTAACAATGTTGCGTATGAAAATAATTTATATCTACGGTCATACTTCCTATAATTTGGTCTAGCATTATATGTTTACATGGTAAATAACTTGTAAGATGCTCTAAACTTCTATGTATAACATAATGATGATAATTAAATACCTTCATTCTTGATTTCTCTAGTAAAGTGTCTTGGAAATACTTAAAATGATGTCCTCTTTCTACTACATTATTCCATACTATGTCAATGGCATATTTCTTAAATATTTCTCTAATTATATTTGTGTTAAAATGGATTACTTGGTGTTTTTTACCTCTAGGAAAAGGCATCTTAATTATCTTTATATTTTTATCTATATCATCTTGGTAGTATTTTCTATTGCTGTCAAGGATAAGAAAAAAATTGTAGTTATCTGTTTTTATAAGTTCATTACATAATTGTTTAATAATTATATAATTGCTATCTGCGTTCATATTATCCACAGAAAACATAGGATATATAAGTATATTTAGTTTTGTATTTTGCATACTATTTTGTCGTATAAGTTTGTTAATTTATCTATCTCTGGTCTTATTCTGCTAAATTCATCTTTAGGTATTTTCATTGTTACTATAACCTCACTTAAATCATAAGTTTCGTTTTCATCCATAAGTTTCTCCTCTGCAAATATATCATCTGTATTTTGCCATACATCCATACCCCATGATTCTAAATCTGCTGTACTCCATTCATTACCTAACATATCCCAATTCCATTCTCCAAAATTTACATTATCTTTTATTACAAATTCTTTTTTCTGCTCGTCAGTTAAATCTTTTGCCTCATATATCCATATATCTTTTAATCCTGCCTCTTTACAGGCTTTCCATCTCATATTTCCACCAAGTATGGTCATATTTTCATCTACCACAATTGGTCTAATTTTTAGCATCTCTGGAAAATTTTGTAAACTTTCTACTAACTTTCTAAATTTACTATCCTTAACTATTCTTGGATTGTTTGGATTGCCTTTTATTTTGTAGGTCTTTATTTGTTTTATCATTTTTATCTGTATTTGGTTCTATTTTGTCTGTGTATTCTGCTAAAGCTTGATTTTTTGTCGTATCAATTATAAGTTCTATCATAAATACACCTATAATAAGTAAAAATCCTATGCCAATAAGTAAGAGAAATATCATGAACATTTTTCTATATTTCTTATCCTTTCTGTATTTTCATATCTACGCTTTAACTCATTGCTTATTGTTTTGCGTATAAAAACTTCATTAATGTTAAATTTTTCTTCCATTTCTTTAGAACTATTTGCATGAGGATTATTAAAAAAATATTCTATTATCTTTTTTTCTAATATTTTGCGTTGTCTTTGCGACAATATTTTTCTATTTTCCATAATATTTATCATATAAGGTTTTCATTGCATTATACATTTGGTTAAGGCAACTAGCACAATTAGTATTCGTTTTGTAGTTTGTCTTATATATTTTATTGTATAACTCAACAAATCTTTTTTTTGTTTCTACATCTGGTGCTTTTCCTGTCTTTATTTTTTGCCATACACAAAGTATTTCTTCTTGTAAATTTTCTTCTTTGTTTTTATAAGGAAACATTTCGTTAAGTTTTTGTTGCCTTTCATCACAACCGCAGTCATCTTTACCAACTGCATTAGCTATTTTTTTGGCTAACTTATCTATCTTAGTTGCTGATGTAATTTTTTTTATTGTATCTCCTAAACCTTTACTCTTTGTCATCTAGTTCTTCTTTTATTTCCTGTCTTATCTTATTTATTGTATTATATATACTATTTCTACTTATACCTGTTTTTTCTGATAGACTATCCAATGTGTTATTTTCATAGTAGTATAATTTAAATATTTCTTTATCATACCAATATTTAGTATCTAATATTTCATCTATTTTTTCTAGGTATTGCCATTTAATATCTGGTGCCTCATTAGGTATATTTCTATAAGGTTTTACACCTGCAGTAGCAGTATAATTCCAACTAATATTTTCATAATATTTTTTGTATTTATAGTAATATGGACTTTTTGTACTATGAACAGAGCGCCTCATAACCACTCCTGCATACCTTAACAAACCATCTTTACCATCTTTATCATATATTTTTTGTAATGTTGTTTGGTTCATTTGCAACATATATACTAATGTTTCCTGTACGATTTCCTGTATTTCGTTATAATCCTTTATTAGTCCATATGCCATATATACCATTGTTTGCCTAAGGTCAGCAATTATATTATGCAATTCATTCATTTATAGGTTCTATTTCTATGAGTGATTTAATGATTTCCTCTGTTTTTGCACCTATGAGAAATTTAAAACTATTTATTTGGCTAGAATTTCTTTTTGTTCGTATTGCAGATAGATATGATTGTGTAAGTAATGATAAATTTATTGGTATAATAAATAAAAAATCCTGCCAATTACCTACATGAGCGCCAATTTTGTAGCTGTTGTGATATTCTAATAATAAATCAAGAATTTCTTCATATTCCTTAAGTTTTTGCTTGGTAGATACGTCTGTTACGAATCCTAAAAGTAAGTGTATATAATCTAGGATTAATATTTTGTGTAGCTCGTTTACAAAATCTATTTTCCTCACACTTAAATATATACTTATTTGTTAGTCAATACCTTTGGTCTTTTTTAAGTTTTTAACAAGGTTTTGGTAATAACTTATATCTTCTTTGTACTCACCTCTAGTACGTTTCATTGTTGTGTTGGCTAAATTTGTAAGATATTCCACTTCTTCTACGCCAAACTCCATACTTAATTTTGTTCCAAATTTGTATTGTTCGCCTTGTTCATACATATTGCATTTTACACATTGTACTTGACAATTAGTAGTATTCCATCTTGTGGTATGATATCTACGACTTAGAAAATGTCCACATTGCATTTTTTTGTAATGGTCTATCTTACCACAGGTATAACATTCTGTATATCCATTTCCATCTGCATATCTTAAGCGTATATACAAACTAAACCATTTGTCTAAATCCTTTTTAAGTTTGCTTAACGTTTTCAATAATTTTTCTTACGTTGTCAATTATATCCATTCTTAACTTATATTCTACGATTTGTGCCATTTTAGTTTCGCCATTTTGTTTTTTATAGCGTGTTGGTACTTCTATTGGTATAGAATCTATTTCATAACCTTGTTGTCGTAGTCTATAAATTATACCAGATAATCTATAAGCGCCATAATTATTTATAGCTTCTTTTTGTGTTAATCTACGTCCATCTTTTAAGTGTTGTAGAATGTCATTTGTTTGTGTTTCCATTTTGTAATAAATTTTGTTTGTAATATTTAACTTCCTCTGGCTTCCTGCCCATTGTATGAACTTCATAATAGGCTTCATTTAATCTTTTTTTATGCTCAAGGCACCAACGATAAAAAGTACGAATATTTAAAAAGCTATCTTTTGTATCTATTCTTACTCCTAATCTAAATGCCTCATCTACATCTTGTATTGTTAATCTTTTAAACCTGTTATCGTTTTGTAAATCATAAGCAAATGTTTTAGTTAATATTGCTAGTGTTTTACCATCTGTTTTAAATCCTAACTCTATTGCTGTGCGAGATATAATATCATATAATTTGTCTTTCATAAGTATTGTTTTCCTTTTTCGTATTCGTTTAATTGTATATCTATTTTAGATAATGTTTGTATTTTGTTTTTGTTTAGTGTATTGCTAGATATATTTGTTTTGTTTCTCCTTTCCCATGTCCTAACACTAGCTTTCCAATCTTTCATTTTGTTTTTACCAACCATCCAATTTTTACTATCATAAAAATCACAAAACGCCTCTGCATCAACGTTATTTTCTCTTTCAATACAATAATTTTTAACTTGTAAAATTGTTGGTCTCTTAAAATATTTATTATTTATTTTTATTTCTTTATTATTATTATTAGTTATTAAGTTATTATAGTCCTTGTTATTAAGAAACTTAACAAGTACTTCTGTATTTATTTTGTAATGCATTTTAGCAGGTATGCCTTTCCTTTTTGTTTCTATAATTTGTAACTCTTTTAAGTGTTGCAAAGCTTTTCGTTGTTGGTGTGGACTTAATGTAGTATCGTCTTGTATATTTTTTTCAGTATTAAAAAACCAACCATCCACTAACAGATGATTGGTCTCAAAATACTGCTCTTTACTAATTAAATCTGCTAAAATGATTGTAGGCTTTAGACCTATTTGTTTAACCAAATTTTTATTTACGATAAGAAACGCAGAACTACTTAATAAATGTTTCATACTTCTATATTTATTGTATGTTCAAATTTATACATAATACCTTTAACCAATTCAATAGTTTTTGTGAATGATTTGTAGTCGCTGTTTATAGTATAATTAAAATGTTTAGATGTAATAAATATTCTAACTTGTATAACATCAACCTCTGGTATATCATGTTTACTTAACTCATGCAAAAATTGTCTTTTAGAAATATGATATAGTTTCTTTTTGTGATATGCATTATAGACTGCATCAAAATAATTTCTATATAGTGGCCATGTAGCAAAATATATCTTATGTTTCTTTTCATAATGATATATATTTGACCTCGTTCTGTTTACAACCTTAGCAATAGTGGTATAGTGTATCCTTTTCTCAAACCTTGCTATATTACAAGCAATAATTCTTGCCAAGTTTATATTTTGTTTCCTAGAATCGTTATATAAATCCATTTTGTTCAATCCACAAATTTTTGTAGTTATATCACAAATATTTAGAAACTCATCCTCATCTGTAATTGCAATCTTTTTCATAATTAAAATTCAGAATATGCAGAGTTAGACAAAGATTGTGGAACAATACCATGTTTTTTACCACTTATTATCCATGTGGTAAATATTTCTGCTGTATCAATTACCTCATTAGGAGAACATTTACTAGAATCACAATAAGCAGTAGCGTTATATAATCCTACTTGCCTTGCAATAACAAGTTCTTTTCTGTTATCCTTAGCTTCCCAATCTTGTTTAGTCATTTTATCATCTTTTTTAAGATAATTGTTAAACTCTTCACGCATTGGACTAACTGATTTTGCTTTAGTATATTCGTGTTGTCCTAAATCACCGGTAAATTCGTAAGTTAATTCATAACCTACCTCTTGTTTTTTTGTTTTACCTATGTCTAATTTATCGCCATTATCCATAATTAGTTTGTGATATAGAATATTGTATTTACCAAATGGTTCGCCAACGCTTACCACTTCTTTTATTTTTGCTGTTTTCATGTTAATTAATTTAAATTTTCCTACTATTAAAGGCGTAGGTTTACCTTATAATTATTACTAAAGGTTTAGGATTGCTTTCGTACATTTCCATATAAAATTCTCTTTTCTCACTATTTTGCAAATCATACTCATATACGCCTCTGCTTTCCCAATTTTGTTTAGCAGTGTATTGTGCAATTTCCTTTTCTGTACCTATAAGTCTAACATAATTTGCAGAGCCAATATCGTTAT